TTCACCTCTTATATACCTATCGTCGCCACTATGTCCCCCAAAACTAAGCCTATCTTTTAGTTTTAATCTTCCATCTGTAGTAAGTGACATAGCACCATCTGATTTTGACTGTCCTTGATACCCCCACCACCAACCTCTGTCACTATCATTGTTCATACAAAATGTCATGGCGTAATCTCCGAGATATCCATAGGTTACTCCACTCACCATGCCTACACCATAATAGTTACTCGTACCCCATAATCTAAATTTAGTTTCTTCATTTCCTGCTTTTACATAATGATAACTTGGAGATAGTGGAGCATAACTATGTGTATGCCCTACATCAGCTTTAGTTAAAGGGTCAAAGTTACCTTCGTGCCAAATCCTATATCTATTAGCACCCTTACTCCAGCCACCAACTACAAGGTCATTTATATCTCCCGCTAAACCGAAATGACAAGCATGATCTCCTGCAACATGAAAAGTCATTAAAGCATCTGCACCTGCTGTTGGCTGGAAAATTTGTAACGCTTTGATTTGTCCAGTATTAGTTACATCTATCCCACTATCATTCTTTATCACAGTAAGTCCATCAATCGTGCCACCAATTAAAGGCAAATATGAATGAGTATGGCCTACATCTGATTTATTACTAAGAAGTCCATTTATCTCTGATTCGGTGTAATATCTTCCATCGTGATCGTGAGTTATAGCTGAATATATAGTATCGTGATTATGACTTGACAGGGCATAGCTATTAAGTAGATTATTTATCTCATCTTCTGTATAATACAAATCATTATGATCATGTTGTGCTGGAGTAAATTCACTTGGTTTGTCTGGGATACTGCTCCAACTTACTTCTCCAATTTCTCCACCTGTCTCAATAAGTGGTTTATCTAGCTCCTGCTTAATTTTGTCGATTATTGTAGGGATATTGCTACCAAAGGTAACTTCTATACTAAATCTATCAGGTTCGTATATCTCTTTTACTTCTGTGATTCTAGAATCTAATGTTATGTTCCATTTTTTGTTCTGAACAGCGACTATATCTCCTATATCCCAGTCCTCTTGATATTTAAATGGTCCATAGGTTGATACTTCACTTGTAAATGATTGTAATGGTTCTAATTCCTTTAATTTTTGTAAACCTCTATCAATTAAATCCTCTTGTATATCAATATCTCTTGCATCTATAAAAGTTTCTATTCTATCAAGACCACTTTTTTCTGAATTTATCTCAACGATTTCCCTGCTTTCACCTTGTCCTTGACCTCCAACATAAGCTACATTTTTATAGTTAAGCTCACTATCTATAAAGTGTTGTCCCTTTATATTGTCAAAATCAACACTAAAAATTACTGGGGGATTATTAGTTTGACTAGAAGTCAAATCTTTGCCTTCTAATACATCAAAAACCCATTTTTTATTTTGTATATCTAGGTATACAGTCCAACCTAATCCACTTACTATAGATATTTTTTCAAGTTCACTATCTAACTGTTTAAATCTACTTTGATACTTTATTTGCTCTCCTCTATTAAGATTATCTGCAATTATTAAATTCTTAATTCTTCTGTTTACGTTAGTAGGGTTTATAACATTTACATCTACATAGTGCTTTAATACAGTTTCAGCATTATTGTTAATGTAATCGTAAGCTTGTCCAGCAGGTGGAACTGTAAATCTTCTCCCTAATACACTTTTTAATTCAAATCCTTTAACAAGCAATGTTTCACTCTGCTTGCCACTTTCATCAAGCTTCAACTCTCTATGCCTAATGATTCCAACTTTTTTAGTATCACTACCTATAATTATCAAGTTATCTTTCTGTAGTTTGTCTGTATCTTTTTTATTTATGTTTATATGAAGCTCAAATTGTCCGTATTTGTGATAACTTCGAGTAAAGATCAAAGCTTCATAGTCATCAATTTCTGCCAGCAAATTAAAATTCTTATCTATTACTCTAATAGGTTTCAACCTATCACCCTCTTTACTCACTTATATCAATCCAAATGTCGTTAGTTTGCGGGCTTGTAGGAGCAGCAGTAGAAACGGTTAAAGAAACAGTTCCTTTTACGTGCCCACTGTGAGGAGAAGCTTTAGCTTCGTGTGTATCAGTATACGCCTTGGCATTATTTTCAGCAGTATCTGCTTTGCTTTGTGCTCCACTTGGCGTCTCTGCTCCTATATTTGCAGGTGTGATGTCGTGAGGATTGCTTTTAGCTTCATGGGTATCTGTATAATTTTTTGCATTTGTTTCTGCAGCACTTGCCACTGAATCTGCATAAGCTTTGGCATTACTTTCAGCTTGACTTGCTATATTATCAGCATATGTTTTTGCATTACTCTCAGCTGTATTAGCTTTTAATTGAGCTCCAGTAGGAGTTTCAGCTCCTATCTGACCAGGAGTAACATTGTGAGGATTTTCTATATCTAGCGTATGTGAATCTAAATCGTTTTTAAACTGGTTTAAATCTAATTGACTATACTCATTCTGAGCATTATTAAACCATGTATTCCATTCATTAGATATATTAGTTTTTTCATTTAGCCAATCATCCCACATATCATTAGTAGGTATGGTTATTAATGATGAAACAAATCCACATAACTGTTCATCTAGTCTTTCATCTACAATTTGACTTTGTTCAATATAACTTTTCCCTGCAATTATTCTTACCTGTGCTAATGAAATCTCATATACAGTATCTGTACGTTCAAGTTCAGGTGGGATTGGATTATCAGACTTAGTGCCTTCTTTAATAATTGATAATATATTTCTGCTTAGCATATCTAATCTAATTACAATCCTATCTATTCTGTCTTGAAAAGCATCTGCAGCACTATGTGTTAATGTCTTTGTGCTATCGTTTTTATACATATATCCATTGATAAAAGCATATCCTGAATCTACTATTGTGTTCATAGTAGAACCTTCAGCAGTAACCTTTAAAGCTTGCTCTCCATTAAACACACCATTAGTTAGAAATGTTCTAAAATATTCAGCAAATTCATCCGCTTGATACTCCCTTGGATCTTCGACTGTACTGTTAAAAAATCTATAATGTTCGGCCATAAAATCACCTCACTATATTCCTATATATCTATTACGCCACTGAATAGATATTTTAGCCTCGTTTGTTCCTTCGTCACTATCACATTTAATAACATTTGTACCGGGTACTAATTGAAAAAATGTACTATTTAAATCAATCCAGTTAAAAGCATTAGTTCTATTACCTAAAGAATCTTCTATTTCTACTATTTTATTTCCAAACTTAGTCGAAACAATGAGTTTTTCACCAGCTAAAATTGATTTATTTACTTTTATAAACTCATTAGTAGTTTTATTCTCAATTTTAGGATTGGTAGCTGGACCAGAAAATTCAACAATAACTGGTGTTTTTACATCACCTTCATTTTTTATCACTATCTCTGGAGACCCTTTAGTTGCAAATCCAGAACTCAAAACTAAAGGGAATTTTAAACCACCATTCCAAGTAGCAATCTCTTTGCTCTCAACATAAGTGTCAAGCCAAAATGGTAAAGGAGCAATTAGATGAATTAATGTTTCCAATTGCTCCTCTGGTAGCTCATTATCTTCTTTGAATGTAGGTGATGTTTTTACAACTACCTCAACCTCCTTTTCTCCTCCATCATGCTGATAAGTAAGAGTTCCCTTGCCAAGTTTAGGATTAAATACTCTTAGTATTTGATGTCTTAACTGGAATCTTTCTTCTTCACTTTCTGATATAAGGACTACATTTAAAGAGATTAATCTTTCATTAATTACACTGTCTATATAGGTTTTCCCATCTTGGTAGGGAGATTTCTGCATCTGTACATCTGTTTCAATGCCTCCAGCACCAGTTATGTGCTTTAGAATAAATGGGGTTTTATCTCCTAATTCAACAGTTTCATTTTTACTATTTCTGAAAATAAGCTTTTCCATCTAAACACCCCAATCCATTGCTAATTGTCTAAGCAAAACTTCTTGTTCCTGTTTAATTTTACTAGGATTAAGTGGCTGTGGACTGTTAATAACTGCATCCATATTAATAGAAGGCTTTATATACTTTGCTAAAGCTTTTCCAAGTTTATCGTAATCAATTGTCTGTGCATTATTTGAAGTATTTATTAATCCATTTATCATTTTTCTAGATAAAACAAACTCGCCAGTTTGAAGTATAGCTGGTACTTCATCATGTTTTAAGCCAACAGGTTTTCCTACCCAGCCACCATCATGCCACTTAGGACCACTACCAATCCATCCACCTGGTTCTTCTTCCTTGTCTTCATCAACTACTATCCTACTATTGCCATTACTATCTATTACAGTATGCTTACCATCCTTAAATATATGATGTTCTCCAGTATTTTCATTATAGTAGTGCTCTGAATTGTCATCATCCCTACTACTGCCTCCACCACCTCTTGGTGTAGATAAATCATATACTCCATGCCCTACAGCTTTATAATATTTTTCCCAAGCACTACTGGCATTGTTAACTTTTTCAATAGTTTCTTTTATTTCATTATTTACTTTTTGCTGAGCAATTTGTAAATCTATTAACTTAAGCTCTAACTCTTGTACTACTTCACTACTACTGCCATATTTTTCAGTTGCAATTACTAAAGCTTCTTGAGTATTCTCAATTTCAGAGTTCAGAGCTTTATGTTTTTCTTTTTGCACTTCTAACTTTTTAGAAAGCTCTTCTGTACTGCCCTCTAATTCTTTGTTTTTTAGTTTCCATAGTTCAAATTTTTTCTCAATAATTGATACTGTATTTTCTACATAGCTATTAACTTTATCAAGTGCATCTTTAATTTTTTGTGCAACATTTTCTGATGATTTTGCAACCTTTGGTATATTATCAATAATTCCTTGATTGAACATATTCATAAAGTTTGGAGCCCATTTATCAGAGTCGGATGCAGGCCCCTCTTTGGTTGGAGATGAAAAGCCTAAATAATCTTTAATTTTTATAGCTACAGAATTAACAGCATATTTTACATCATTTACTTTATTTTTAATCCCTGTTGAAAACATAGTTACCATATTTTCTGCCCAAGTAAGAGCATCGTTTTTAAGCTCTGTCCATTTATTTATTATTTCTGTTTTAATTTCTTGCCATTTCTTTTTAGCTGTAGTTTTCATGTTGTCCCAGCCTGTAGAAACATTACTTTTAATTTCTTCTAACTTCGTTGAAATATCAGTTTTCATCTCATCCCATTTAGCTTTTACATCTTCAACCATCTGATTTAACTTTTCAGATGCATCTTTCTTAATATTTTCCCATTTCTCAGATAAATTATTTTTAAATACTTCCCATTTGCTTAGGATTTCTCCTGTTTCCCAATCTACTTTATCTATGTGCTCTTTAGCTTGTTTTTTAGCTTCTTCTACTATTTTTTTATGCATTATTTCTGCTCTTTTAATTGTTTCATTTTTCTGCTTTTCAGCTTCTTCGATAAGTTTTTGAGCTTGCTTCTCAGTAATACTTCCCATTTGGTCTCTTTGTTTTATTATTTCTGCTATAACTTTTTCGTATTGTTCCTCAGCTTCTGCAATGACTTTTTCCTTCTGTTCTTTTGAGTTCTTTACTACCTCAGCTGCTTGCCTAGCAGTTATTTCACTGGCTTGATTTTTAATCTTTTCCATTATTACTCGCTGTTCTACTTCACTCTCACTTAGTGCTTCAATCCCATAATCAACCATTTTTTGCTGTATTTCATTTATTTCTTTCTGTTCTTTTTCTGTTAATGAACGTTTTTCTTTTTTGGCTGTCTCTAATATTTCAATTATTCTATTTTGACCATTTTCAACTATTTTTTTTCTTGCTTCATAACCTTCTGTTACTGATTTAATCATTTCTTCTTTCTCTTCCTGAGTTATTCCATCAGCAGTAGAAAAGAACTGATTTAAAGTCTCTAGCGATTCATCTTTGCCTTTATTTAAACTTTCAACTATTGTATCAGACATCGATTGAAAATTATTGATTATATTATTTGACATTTCTTCTGTGACTGCTTGACCAGACCATGCTAAAGAATTAAGTGCAACGGTTGCTTTATCATTTAAGTCTAAAAAACCTCCTACTGCTTCTTGGGTACTATTAGAAACTTCAGACCCAAATCTTTGTATTTCTGGAATTGACTCAGAACTAAGATGTTTATAAAGAGCATATCCACCAGCAGTTAATGCTGCTATTCCAGTTATAGTTAATCCTATTGGTCCAGTAAGTGCAGTAAGAGCTGTTCCCAATCCACTAGTAGCACCTGTTGCTAATGTCGCTCCAGCTGCGGCCATACCTGATGATGCTGAAAATATACCAAAAGCTCCTGATATTGTTGTTACTAAACCTATTATATTCCCAATAGAGCTTGCAAGAGTACCCAATATCAATAGTACTGGCCCTATAGCTGCTACAACCATTCCTATTTTTACAATCAGCTCTTTCGTACTATCATCTAACCCCTTAAACCAATCTATCCACTCTTGTACTTTCTCTATCATTTTCATTACGTAAGGTAGTAGTACTTGACCAAGTTCTATACCTAAATTTTTAAGAGAATTGAGCATATCCCCTAAGCCATCATTGACACCTTGCTCCATTGTTTCAAATGCTTTTTGAGTAGCTCCAGCACTATTATCCATAGCATCAAGAGCTCCTGAAAAATCCTTCGCCCCTGTTGTAGCAAGAACTGTTACTGCATTAAGGGCTTCTGTAGAGCCAAAAAGCTCTGCCATCTTATCAGCATTTCCACCAGTCTTTTCACGAATTTCATCAAGAAATTTAGCCCATCCTACTGATTTAAGGTGTGCTGCACTAAACTCTATGCCTAATTCTTTAGATAAATCTTTAGCTTGTTTAGTAGGTTTTAATATATTTGAATATGCAGCTTTTAATCCTGTAATTGCTTCACTTGTGCCAATACCATTTTTAGTAAGTGTTGCTATTGAAGCAAATAGCTCCTGGGTAGATACATCTAAACTTGCAGCTATTGGAATAACATTACCTATACTAGATGCCATTTCACCAAAGGTAGTTTTTCCGTAATTCTGTGCCATAAGCATTTGGTCTGCAACTGATTGCATAGCTTCTTTTCCTTTTAAACCATATGCATTCAAAACAGTAGTTAAACCATCAACTGCGGTAGTTGTATCTGTAAATCCTCCTATAGCTGCTTTAGAAGCTATTTCTACATAGTCAAGAGCGTTCGCTGTATCGCCAGTAGCTGAAATTGTTTGATACAGAGTTTCATTAAGTTCATTAGCAGCTATTCCCATTTCATCGGAGAGATTCAAAACACCTTCTTGAATTTCTTCTATAGACATTACTGTTGTATCTGCTATACTAGCAACTTTATTTGTGCTTTCTTCAAAATCTCCAGCAAACTTAGTTAGTGCAGCTCCTGCTCCTAAAAGGGGTACCGTTACAAAGGTAGTAATAGTAGATCCTGTCGACTTCATAGCTCCACCAAGAGCATCTATTCTCTTTGAAGCTGACTCTGATTTATCAGCAAATATTTTAAGGTCTTTACCTGCTGTTTTAAGTGCCCTTGACCATGGACCTGTATTAAGTTCTAGTGCTGAAAATACTGTTCCAGCATTTATAGCCATTTTCTCACCTACCTTTAAAAAAGAAAAAGCACCCTTTCGGATGCTTTAAAGATAATATTTATAATTAATGAAATTTGACATTTTAACACTATAGGAAAGCAACCTTAAACTTGTTAAGAGTGCTTTGTCATAAATTCTATTAACGATTTATTGTTTTTAAGTTTTTGCTTAGTTTTACTTTTCCATTTGGGCTTCTTACCTTCTTTTATCTCATATTGAATATATAGACATGCTTCATCAAAACAGTATGCTATATATTCATCATCAATATTTAAAATCTTAGAAGGCCTTTCATTGTAATAATTACTTAGACTTATTATCCTTAGAACCTGTTCTGTCTGTACGAAAGTGTTCTAAAGCTCTTACTCCTCTTTGGCTGTAATTTAATAGTGCTATTAACTGTTCATCAGTAAGTTCTAGCCCAATTTTTTCTAATTCATTATAAGAAGGTTCAACTAGAGTATCCTTGGCTATAACCCTAGCTACTTCATAAATTTCTGTAATGCTAGTTTTTTCATCTACACTTTGAGTAAATACTTTTTGTGCTGCTCCAAGTAAACCATTAGGAATCTTACCTTGTGCAGCAAGACCTAACATTGATACTCTTTTTACCCTTGCTACAAAGGGTTCTTCGTCCCATCCTGGTAATTCAACTATTTCTCCCTTAGCTTTTTCTTTCAATTTATCTAAACTAGTTATTTGCATATTATCCCTCCAATTATATTGCTGGTAATGTATCTAAAAATTCTATTGTTACAGGCTTTTCACCTGATTTTGATCGTGATTCTGCCTTAAGCTCTGGTACATAGAATTCTCCATCTTTTAAAGTAAATTCTACTGGTTTACCTTTGCAATGCTTAAAGATGAATTTTGCATATTTAACAGTATCACCAGATTCATCCTTTTCCTCGGTATAAACATTTAGAGTAAATTTAGTTCTACTCACTGTTTTACCTGATTCTGGACCTTCATATTTTACTACCTTGTCTGTCTCGACATCATCATAAGTAAGTGTACCACCATCTATCAAAGCTAATAACTCTGGTATTAAAGTATTATCTTTAAATGTTAAATCATACCCTACAACAATATCTTCTGTTCTATCTATAGCTAGAATTTGATTTTTAACTCTAAGGATATTTTCCTGTCCTTCACTTACATGGGGCTCAACACTTGCTTCATCTGCTGTTTCAAAGACATAAGTTTGTGGTGTGGTTTCTTCTGTTACTATTTCAGTTCTAACTATATTGACTAAGGTCATTCCTTCTAAAAGTGGCATAAATAATCACTCCCTATATTTTTTTGTGAACAATATATTCAATACTTGTTGTGTAAGCATTTCTGTCAACATCAATTATCACTGGTGTTTCATTGCCAGTTTTTCTGATAAATTTTAATTTATTCATGGATGTCTTTATTTGGCTCTTATAACTTTCTATTTCTAAATATTTAGTTTTAGGATAAAAAATAATAAGGTCAATTATCTTATAACCAACCTTATTAGTTCCTGCTATTGGGCTTTGTATATCACTCTTGAGAACTATATAAGGGTCTTCACATTTTCCTCTTTTAATTCCAGGAGGGTATACTTCAAAACCATCATTTTTAAGATTTAGCATTACTTCTTGCAAAAGATTCAAACTATCACCTACTTTTTATTTAAGAGCCCTTCCATACCTTTTAATATTTCTGGAGTCATTTTTTTGACTGTAGGATAAAGAATAGCATTTTTCTTTTCATTAGCAAACTCTAAATATGGTGAATAATTCTTGTTACCAGCAACATAAGAATAACATTTACTTCCTTGCCATTCATAACCACCCTCAATAGTTTGTCTTGCTTGTCCTGACCTATCAACCCATGGAGCATTTTTCTTTGCATGTGCCTCCATCTTTTTCCCAGCACTATCAGCATAAACTCCAACAGCTGCCTTCATTTTTATTTCAGCTTCTACTAAACCTTTTAATGCTCCTGCTATATCTATTTTAAAGCCCATAAAATCACGCCCTTTCTATGAGCATGTCAAGATAAATATCATTATTGTTTCCTAAATCTTGAATAATATATCTATTACCTTTAAGCACAAAAGAATCACCTTCTTTGATTAACTGAGCATTATCATCAAATACAACCATAAAATATTCCTTCTTGCTGTTTTTTATGATTCCACCATCACCTGCTGATAAGCTAATAGACGTATTCCCTTTATGATATAATCCTTCTATTATGCAAATATCTATAAATTCTCCAGAAGGTTGGTTGAATTGATCTAATTCTTCTCTTTTAACCGTTACTGTCTCAGGAAGCTTTTGTATAGCCTTAGCTATTCTTCTTTTTATCTTTTCTTTATTTATCACAATTCATCAGCCCTCTTTATATTACATGTTCTACTAGGCCTAAATAATCTAGCTAATCTCAAATAATATTTCTGTGATGAAGGAATATCCAGCCCAGGCAGTTTAATACTATCATCTTCTGCTTTAATTAATAGACCTTCATATGTTGCAGCATTGATATCATATATAGGGGTAGCTCCATCATCCTCTACCCCTATTTGATTCTTATCTAATAAAACCTGTAGCTCTGTATCATCAAAATAAGGGTTTTCACTTTCTCTTAAGTTGAATTTAAGCTCTTCTAATGGTGTCATCTTACTCACCTTCTAATGCAGCTATAAGTTCATCTTTCTTCATATCATAATATCCTTCAATATCCTTAGCTTTTGCTAAATCTTTAAGCTCTGCTACAGTCATTTCTTTGTAATTAGTTATAGGTTTATACCCTTGACTTTTATAAATAAGATTGTAAGCTCTTTCAGTAGCTTCAATAACTTTATCATCTTTTATATATTTAGGCATACTTAAACCTCCCTTTAAATAGTTTTAATGAGGGGAATAATCCCCTCTTAATTATGAAATAACGAATCCTGATGGTCTCAATACTGCAAATGCTTCATCCTTAATAGGTAAGAAACCAATCCTCATAGTTGCCTTAATTGCTACCATGTCTTGTTCTGCTAAGGCTAAAGGTTTACCATCACCCATAGTTACTGTATGAAGTGTTGCTTCTTTAAGGATTTCATACTCAATACCAGCTCTAATTCCAACAAGAGAATAGTTCCAGTTACCTGCTATTAGTTCAGCTTTAGTTTTATCCCAAGCTCCATTTCTAACAAACTCTATTGGGTTATTATAAAATTCTTTTTGATCTACTCCATTTACAAATAGCTGATTTCCGTTGGAATCTCTTAACTTTCTTAACCTATTTTTAATTCCATAATGAGCAGTGAAACCATTCACATCTAAACCACCATCTTCAATTAATGCCATCAAATCAGATACATCTAAATCTAAGCTTGCAGCAGTACCATCTACAATCTCATTATCAATTCCATCTGCTACAGAAAGAATTGATTTAGTAAATGGCGAATTAGTACCAAATAAACATGCAGCATCTATAGCCTTATAAAAAGCTTCTGCAATAGCTGGTCTAAGCTCACCAAAAACGTTTATAGTGGTATCATTTAGTTTTTCTTTTGTAACTGGAATAATCACACCAAGTTTTTTAGCTTCCATCTCAGGGAATATCCATTGAGCTGTGCTAGTTTGAATCCTCTCTGTTTCTCCTACCCAGTATGCACCTGGACCATCTGTCATAATAGAAAATTTCTTCTTATCTGACTTCATAGGTTCAACTTTAGAAAGTCTAAGTATAGATGAACCTCTGGCAACATCTTTCATTATCCCTGCAGCTTGCTCCGTTGGTACAAAACCTGTTAAGTTATCCTTCAAGTAACCTGAATCTGCAAATAATTGAAGATTAATATTGAAAAGTTTACTCATTTTTACATTCCTCCTGTTTAAAAAATTAATTTCTTTTTGCTTGATTCTCATAAATTGCCTTCATAAAATCGTCAGTACTGTTGTTTTCTAGAGTACTTGTCTTTTTCCCAAAGTTGCCTTGACTACCAGTGCTGGTAGTTGTAGATTCATCTTCAAACAAATAAGGATCACTATCCCTAAGCTTTTCTAGTTGTGTGTCTAGTCCCAAAAGCTTGTCTCCATCTTGCTTAATCTCATCTAAATCTAAAAGAGCCATAACAGCCTTAATATTTTTAGCTTTGTTATCTCTTAGGCTATTTTCTAGAGCAAAATTAAAAGCCTGCTCTTTGATTTTCTTTTCATACTCATCTGCAGACTTTTTATTAGCCTCTTCAAGCTCTTTTATTTTGTTCTGTAGTTCTTCATTACCTTTAGCTTTTTCAGAAAGGTCCTTTAGTTGTTTATCCCTTTCTTCAAGCATTTTTTTATATTCTTTTTTTTGCTCATTTACTTCATCAAAACGTGATTTAGGAATATAATCCTTATATGCTTGTTCTACACCTTTCTTTATGTCTTCATATTTCTCTGAAAGACCTAATTTTTCTAATAATTCTTTAAGCCACTCCATATTATTCCCCTCCATCTTAAGTATTCTATTTACGGTTTTTTACGTGCCACCGAACCACGATAGTCTTTCCCTTTTACGCCAGAAATACCAAAGGGGCGAATTTAAGTACTAAAAAAAACACCCTTTAGTTAGGATGCCTAGAAACTTATTTTTTGTTCAATTTATCCATTTCTTCTTTGTGTCTTTCTAGTAACTTATTAAGCTTTTTAATGTCTCCTTTATCTTTAGCTGTTTTTATTTTCTTTTGTAAATCTCGTATCTTTTTATTAGTTAAAGCTACTATGTAATTTTTCCCACAATATTTACATGAATAATATATCTCTTGGATACCGTTATTAACCCATCTTTTCTGTAGATCCTTAATCTCAAATTTAGTTCTACATTCTTCACATATTACCATCATATGTAAATCTACTATCATTAAACTTTATCTAAATGCCACCACCAATGTTCTTTGGGCTCATTATTATTCCAACCTGGGAATGGTTCTTTTAAATAACGAACAAATTCTTCTGCTCTTTTTAATAAAATCTTATCATACTCTTCTAGCTTTTTCTTTTGAGATTCATTTAATTTTTCATAATTATCCTGAATTGTGCTCCTATTTAGAAATGTTTCAACATATTCAAATGGACTTACTTCTAAATCATCTGATACATCCATTCCATAAGCTTCAATTAATTTATCTAAATCAATCATTTTTATACAACTCCTCAATAGTTGACATGAATTTAATCCCAGTTAATTGTTTATTTAAATAGTAATTATAACCTTTGTCAGGAGGATATGCTGTATCTATGACTCCATTTTCGCCAATTATAGATATCCATTCTTTATCTCCGAAAATAAAATATTTCTGATTAAATCCTTCGTTATAATAAAGAAAAACATCGGAACTTTTATTTTGCATTATTTCCATTATCCTACTCTGATACTCTTTTTTTGTCCAATTTTCAGGAATATGTCCTTTTCTTATTCTTTTATTTACATGTTGCTCTAACTTCCCTTTTTTCCACTTAAGTCCATCAGTTAAAATTCTTTCTAATACTATTATAGCACTATTTTTGTCATTTTTTAACTCTTTCCAAGGTTTTAAGAAGTCTTTTTCTTGTAGAACACCAGCATTATATAGGTACCATTTTTTCTTTCCTCCTAGGAATGACATCTGCATATCTCTTGATTGTCGTTTAAGCCAATCAGAAGCTGATTCTCTTTTTCTAAAGGCATACGGGTTGCCATCTTGCTTTCCTCCACCAGCAAATTCCTTTCCAAATTCTTTGTACCAAGCATCTAAAGTTGGATTACTTTCACCATCCAACCATTTTCTCAATTCTGTGCCTATTTCTTCCATGTCCGGTATCACTGGCCATTGACTACAAAGACATTGTGGATGTGGTAATGGAGTTTTATCTATAGGAAAATTTCCTTTTCCTAAACCTTCATCATGGTTAGCATAGACATCGCATTCATCTTCGCCAAAAGGCAACACCTGCCTAGAGTAATGAGATGAAGAAAGTTCCCAATGCATAGCTTCGACAAAAGGATTTATTTCACTGCTTCTGACATTAGAAAGAAAAAAAGCATGGTTTATTGAAGTTCTCGCAAGCCTTTGTGCATTATACTCAATTTTTCTTTTTCCTACTCCTGGATAAACTTTATTCCATTCCCATGTAATCCTTGCATCCGGATTTACATACATTTGTATATCCTTAGCAAATTCTTCTACTGATTTTTTCTCAGCTATGGCCTTTTGAAGCATATATGCTATATCTTTTTTCATTAGTTCAGCATCAATCCATATTCTTTCTGAAAGACCTTTATTATCGTGATACATAAGACCATTCATTATTTCAGCAACAGCTTCTTCAGGAACTCTACTAAGTACTGTTCTAAAAGTCCTATCAATATCCATGCCATACTTTTTACCAATCATATTGAAAAAAGATAGCTGAATCTGATTAGCCAATTCAGTGGCCTTCTTTATGAATTTTTTATCTGAAAGAAATATCTGAGTTCTCATTTCTTTTAACTGATTATCAACTGCTTTCATATAGTCCTTAGCAAATCTTTCTGTTAAACTTCTTTTCTTTGTACCTACATATTTAATCTTAAGTTCTTTAGAAGCATCTTTGTAAATATCTCTTATTTCTTTATAACTCGACTTAAATAACTTTAAATGATTATTTCTAGCCTTATTAATGAGTTCTTGATACTCATTATTATTTCTCATCTTCATCACCTATTCATCACCTAGTTCATCATTGACACTACTAATAAAAGCATCTTGCAACAAAGCTTGTTCCTTTGCAATCTGTTGCAACTCTTCCTCTGAATCTTCAGCAATTCCCCATTTTTCAATATAAGATTTTCTACTTCTTACTTGGGCATTAACCTCTGCTAAGTCATTTAACCTCTCTGTTTCATCATCTTCTGGTAAAGCATATAACAAATCAATATTTATAGAATAATCAAAATCAACATCTATTGATTTATCTATAAATGTTTTATACAGATGAATGATTTTCTCTATCATCCACTTAAGAGCAGGACCCCATACAGTCCACTTCTCATTGCAGCGTGTTATAAGCTGCCAATATAAAGCTTGCATTGATTTACCTGATTGCATAAGTCCTTTTAGCTGCTCTAACGATATATTCGGAATATTTAAAAGGTCATACATATCATTATTAATCCTATTCATTGTGTTCTCAAATCTACTGTCATAAGAAAATTTGCTTTCTACAGTTTTATAGTCTGCTTGATTTTCAGAAGTAGGATCTGTTTGAAGGTCAACTAATGCCCCTGGAGCTATTTTTAAATTTTTTAAACTATTTTCTGATGCAT